GCATCCTTACCGGAATACCAAGGAAGGGTGAGGGGCGGGTATTCGCTGGAGTGGCCGGATACATAGGTGGAAAGTGCAGCAGCCCCCTTAGTGCCCACCCAACCCGCGTTCTGCGTATCGTACTTGCGGTTGTCGCTAGGGGCGGCATCCCCAGTCTCGTATTCGGACTTCTCCCCAAGCCACTCAAAATCTCTGGTACGGAAATCAATCTGTGTGACCGCGATGGTCTCAGCTACGTTATCCCGCTCAATGTAGATGGTGTTCAGCGCCTCAGAGGCGACGATCAGGGCACCGTTGATGGACGTGAACTGGCACTTCACAGTAGATGCGCCAACAGAACCTAGGACCTCATACAGGGACAGGTCAACAGAGTGACCAGTATCCTGTCCAGAGTAGGGTGCAGCAGCCTTGTTGTAGAAGTATAGCATACCCCCACGTTGGATGACAAGGTACTCAAGACCCGCTGTACCGCCTACGTTCTGCCAGTTTCCCGTATTAACAATGGACGAATCACCAATAGTGAAGCTGGACAGGGTATTGGAAACCTCAACCTCTGCCCCTAGCCTACGCCTGCGCGACCCATCCCTGCGGAGATCACAGTTCAACTCGTCTACAGAAGCATCCTCTGGGAAGGTTAGTTCACCAGCCTCAGTTATCAGGCCCTTTACGAAGGTGTTTACTGCCTTCTGAGTCATTCTTTGCGGCATTCTTTTGAGCCCTCTGCTTTTCTAGGCGAGCGAGAGTTTCATCCCTGCGGGCACCTATAGACTGTTTCATTCCTGTGAGGTAGGCAGCGACAGCCTTGTTAGCGTTGTCTATAGAAGTAAACTTCCCCGAGAGTTCATCTGCTACTGCTCCCACATTAGCTGTGACTTGGTAGAAGATGTACCCACCGGGCGCTGGGCTAACAGTGTACACGGCCTTGGTCTTAGAGGGGCAAGTAATGATACTTGTCTTTTTCTCGTAGGATATGTCAAACTCAACCTCTGCCATACTTTGGCCTCTTATTTTCTCTTACTGTCTTGTACATATCGTTCTGCACATAGGACTTCTGCCTACGGGCTGCTTGATCCACCTTGGGGTCTGGTCCCCCCTTGAACAGCGAGAAGCAAACGGACTTGGCTTCTGCAATCAAGTAAGGGAACATTGCGTCATCAATGTCCGGCGTGTATGAGTCAGTCTGCGAGAACACAGGGATCGTAACGCCCATTGCTCTGGTCTTAGAGGAAACAAGCGTTGTATCCACAGTTGACTTGTGAGCGTCCATCACGATGTAATCGTCATCGAAGGAGGTGTAAAAACTGGGCATCACATCATTAGCGATGCGTAGGTTTGTCCCTGCAACTTTATCAGAGACCGATGTATAGCTGGTGCGAGGGTCGGTCCTACGAAGGAACTCATAGGGGTCAACCCACTTGACGACACCATACTCCAGTGTCCCGTCATCGCTCATGTCATACCACAACCCAGTAATCTCCTTGACATTCGTAGGATACTGGAAGTGTGTCGGGTATGCGGAGTCTGACATGGCGGTCAGTTTGATTAGGCTGTGGTGCTCAGGAATGTCCCGAGTAGCCACCATGTTGTAGAATGTATCCTCAACGACCTGGGCGATCTGCTGTGCCTCGACAGTCTCGGAGATAGCATTCACATTCTCGGAGTCTAGGTCCGAGAGGATATTCTGGACAATCTCCAGGAGCGTCTTCTTGATGGCCATGTTAACTCCTTAAGCCGGCATACCCATAGCAAACATATATGCTGAGTGGACTATAACGTTGCCGGTTGCACACTTCAGGTAGCAATCGAAGTAGTCATTTGTGACGGCCATTGAGTCAGCGTGAATGGCCATATGTTGGTAGTTGCCACTGTCTGCACTTGCAACCATTTCGGCATTTGCGCCCGCAGTGATAATGGTGCCATTCTTGTAGATGGCGAAATAGACATCTTGACCGGCACCTGTACTATGCTTAAATGACAAGTCCACAACGAAGTGTAGGTGTACGTTGGGTGTGTCGGTGTATGTCAAGCGGCCTGTTGAGGGGGAAAATCCATAAGCACCAGTGCTTGATCCCGCAACGTCCATAAGGGTGTAGGTTGTGGGTGCGGTGTAGGTTGTGCCTGTGCCAATATCGTTGTATCTCCAACCGCCGTGGGGGTTATGCCGTCGCCAATCGCCGGAACCGGCCCCATCAGCAACGTAAACATCCCCAGCACCAGCCGCAGCAGCGCCCTTCGGCTCGTGGATATATGGGTCAGTTAGTGTAGAGTGAGTTACGGTAGCCATTCATTCCTCCGAGACAGGTGTAGGGGGCCACCCTAAGCGAGCAGCCCCCGATTGACTAGTTAGGTCAGCTTCTTGTACTCGACGATCAGCTTACCAGCACCAGCCGTGTAAGCAGCCGTGCCGTAGATCAGGCCGATGTGGGCATCAGCGGTCAGGTATCCGAGGACACCCGAGGCTTGTGCACCGTCACAGCGAACTACGTCACCAGCAGCGTCAATCACGGTAAGGGCAACAGCAGCATCAATGCCGTCAGCATCAATGGCAGTACCAGCCGAGTTGTAAGTACCGATGGTCAGGGTAGCTGCACCACCCGAAGTGGCAGCAGTGGTCATAACGAGCGTTGCGCCCAGGATAACCGAACCAGCGGGGATTACAGCATCGTTTGCATCAATATCGGAAGCACCAAAGGTAGAACCAATATCGGTGAAGTCAGCGATGTCAACAACGAGGAACCCGTCGCCTGCAACACCCTTGTCCTGAACGGTACCTTGACCACCATTGGTCAGGACGCGCAGGCCGTCTGCGTTAGTATAAGACATATTCTACTCTCCTATATCTCAGTTACACGTTAGTCTTCGAGATCACACGAACCATGTTCTCGGGACGGTACAACTTGACACCATAGCGAGCAGTCGTAACGAACTCCTGACGCTGCTTGTTCTTGTTGTACTCAGTGTCAACTTCCGGCATCTGACGCCATGCACCAACGAAGGGCGAAGCGGTCGAGTCAGCCGAGAAGAACAGGTTAGCCTTACCGTTAACGGTCGAGAAGTCAACACCAGCATCAGCCGAGGTATTCAGGGCCGAGTCAGTGACATCCTTCAAGTAGTTCGAGGTGTACACGTCGAAACCGTAGATGTTCTTAACAAACGTCATGCCAGTTGCGATACCGCTCGAAACGATACCTTCCCAACGTGCGTTGTTCGAAACGTCAACGAGGTTCGACAGGGTGTTGATGGTGAACTCAGCCGAGGGGTCCACGATAGCAACAAGGTTACGATCAGGAACGTTGGCCTTCTTCAACGCATAACGTGCACGAGCGAAGTCTTCAACAGTGAGGACAGCACCAGTACCACCAGCAGCCCAGCGGTGCTCAACACCATCAATGCTCTCGTTCGAGTTAGCCGAAACGCCGGACTCGGGAGTAGCAAGGGTGGTGGACTCGAAGTGAGCCATAATAGCACGCTCTTGCTCAGGAACAAACCGCGCCATCATTTCCGAAGCGTAGTAAGCATCCTGCATAGCCTTCTTCGTCATGTAGGACGAGGACTCGAGGTACTTGTCGATGGTAAAGGTGAACTCACCAGTGTCGAGGGGGCGGTACTGGACCTCCGTGTCCTCAACGTAGTCGTTTACCTGTGCTTGGCCAATCGACGGGATGGTGAATTGGTTGCCATCGGGGAAGCCTTCCAGCATCCGCACATATCTCTGGGCGAACATTTCGTCGCGCAGGATTTCTTTCAGTTCAGTGGACCAAATCTCGGAACGAGTAAGAAGGTCCATATTACCAGTGGTCATAGCCATTGGGGTATTCTCCTAAAGGGTTGTTGAATTTAAACCCCGAACTTCCCGCCAAGACGTTTCTTATCTTCCATAAGTTGACGTTGTACCTTGGTGGAATAGTAAAGGGATTTGTTTTCACGGCGAAGGTTCTGGTAGTAGTTCCAGTCACGATCCCCCGTGGTTTGGTAGTCAACCCCATCTGTACGGATACTGCCACTAGTCATGCTTCTCAGGGGCTTTTTTGTGTCCCCGATCAGTGCGAAGAAGGCGGTGGGAGATTCTTTAGCAATCTCTTCCATACGGTCCAGGCTAATGCCCAGTTCGTCCGCTTTCTTCTTGACAGTAGCGTTAGCCTCTGTGCCGTAGCTGTCGTTCAGGTGCTTCATAACCACACCCAAGTTCTGGTCTACAGTTGCTTTGGCTTCCCGTTCAGTAAGGGCTTTCTCAACAAGGCTCTTTAGATCGTTTTCACTTACGGCGGGGTTGGTGTGACCACCCGTATCTGTGCCACTAGTATCATTCTTATTGGTGTTGGGCTCTACAGGTTTCCCGTCAGTGGTCGTCGGGGCCTTTTTCTGTAGTTGGTCGAGAAGCTGGCTTGCGTAGTCCTGCTTGCCCAAGTCTTCACGCATCTGCGCTAGCTGGGCCTCAAGGTCAGAGATATAGGCATCAGCCTCTACCTTACCTTTAGCAATGACTTCTGGGTCGCTCCACTTCTCTCCACGTGCCTCTACAAGCTTCTTAACAAAAGATTCCACTGGTTGGGTATCTTCGGTCTTCTGCTCTGCTACAGGAGCCTCCTCGGTTGGAGTAACTTCCTGCTTATCTTCAAATACTGACATTTACTTGCCTTCGGTTAGGTCAATTAGTTTCAGAATGTCATCCAGCACCGAGTTATACTCGTTTACTGCGACTTGTCTTAGTTCCCAGTTGGGAACCTCATAATCTCTCAGACACTCTTTTCTTTTGTAATGTCGTTCGAGAATCTCTCTCAGGTCATCGAAAGCGTTCCTGTGTCCTAAGACCTCAGTTTTACGCGCTTCCTTGTCTTGACCTGACAAACCTTTCGTCCATACTGCCTGCATCTTAGATACCTAACGCTTCTGCGGATGCTAGTTGCTCTTGGTTTTGAGCCTCTGCCTCTTGCATCATCTGTTGGGTTTCAAGTTGCTCAGTGACTGCCACGTTCTCTTTGAACAGAGAAGGCTCACCAAGTTCCTGTGCGAGAATCCTAGCGAACTCTTTGCCGGACAGGTGAGGGGCAACGGACGGGTCTTGTGCTTTGATCTGATACAGTTGGGTAAGGCTCTGGACCCTACGAGCACGTTCAGCAAAGTGCCGAGCGCCCACGGGGACGATCTTTCCCTCTGCGGTGATGTCCTGCCGAGTAATCGACTGGAACAGTTGAACACCAGTGTTGTCATCCATAACGCGGATGGTGTCACTCATGTGCATCCTGCGTCTGGCGACCTCTAACATAGCGTTCAAAGCAGGCTCTAGGAACACGCGCTCAAAGTGAGCAGTCTTGTGTTCGAAGATTCTGGATGCGGATGTCTGGAGGGACTGGACCTCAAAGGCAGTCTTTTCACCAGGTGTCCTGATACCCATTGCTTGTTTAGGAGCGCCAGCCATCTCCTCCATCTTCTGTTCGAGGAGGTTGATCTGCATGTCCGCTTGGAGTGCAAGTGGGTCAGGTTGTAGGTAGCCTACGTCACCCTCTTCCCCCATGTAGATGCGTGATCCAGGTGAGAAGTCGAAGTCCTCAACGTCGCCCCTGATCTTAATCATCGGGTATGCAATCTGGTCGAACACGTCAGCCTTAAGGTTCTCAAGGTGGTCGATGCGATACTGCATCCCAACCAAGTTATCCAAGGGGCCCATAGCGTATAGGTTATCCTGACGGACTCTCCAGCCGACGTGGAAGATGGGAGCATCCCCAAGCCACGAGGGGTTCTCATCATTGCTAAGGACGTGTGCTCTGTCCATAACGGTCACTACGCGGTCTTGGAGGAACTCCCCAGACTCTTTGTCGAAGATGTCCCCGAAGAAGGTCATAACCTCAACCATGTCGGATTCGTAGTATTGCTCAAGGCTACTAAAGCCATCAGCAACAAACCCGTTGGACTTGTGGTAGTCACCCTCAGTGTTCCTGACCGAGCGTCTCCCCTCAACCATCTTGTTGAAGGCTTTCTTCATAGACTCGTTGGTCGGGTCTAGTTCGATCTCCCGCTTGATCTCACCCATAGTTTTCATGCTACGGATGATCTTTGGGGTCGATGAGAAGTTCTTCGCAATCGGGTTGAAGCAAATATCGTAGGGGCTGATACGGACCAGCTTAGGGCCAACGTATTGCGGGGTGTACTCACCATCCTCTTTGAAGATGAAGCCATCCTCCCACTCAACCATCCCGAAGCAGTTGCCGTAAAGGATGTAGTCGTTGAGCAGTTCAGATACAGTGTTCACAAAGCCAGACATCCTGACCTTGGTTTCCATGTACGCCTGAATAGTGTCCCGCTTCTTCTTGGTAGCAGCCGCCTGCGAGTTTGCCTCCCAGCGCATCCACTTCTGCTGGGGGAACATCGTAGCGAAGTAGTTCGCATGGAGGTTGTCAGCGATCTGTGTCAGCTTGGGGGTGGTCGTGGTGTTCGACCAAGGAAGAATAGCGTTTCCAGTAGTCTTGGTGTCGGTGGCATACAGGTAGTTACGGAGTTCCTTGGTTTGTTCAATCCAAGTACCCCGTAGTTCATTCCATGTGCGCCACCGCTCCGCGATCTCCACAGCAAGGGAGTCGGGGTTCAGGAGGTGCTCAACGTCTAAGGTCTTACTCATTATCTGCTATGTCCTGCTCTGAACCTTGACGCTGCCCACTCCACGTTGTCTGTGCGTGTGGTGCGGGTGCTCCTTGTAGGGGCTACTGCCATATCAATAGCAGAGGCCAGAGCGTCTTTCACGTCATCATGTGGGGGGTTTCTTGATTGCAACTCTTCCTCTAGGTACTGGATGTTTCCACCCCTGTAGTGCCAGATTTGAAGGTTGTCATAACGAGGCTCAAGAATAGCGGCAATGCGCTCCTCTTTGTTGCCAAGGTTTCTAGTGGGCCTGTATTCGTCCACTGAAAGGGAAAGGCCGTGTTGTCTGATCAGTTCTTTAAGCTGCTTCACAATAGCCATCTGCGCTACGGAAACTTCTGCTCTGATCTTCCTGAAACCCCACTTACCCTGTGCGGCCATAATATGATCAAAGTAGTCGCTGATCCTGTCTGTCTTGAACCTGTCAATATCAATAACGTAGATGTTGTTGTCAGAATCAATACCGACTGTTACTAGAGCAGTGAAGTCAGCCTTGCTTCTGAGCGAGAACGCAAAGTCAATTGCTGCGAACACGTTCAGTCTGCGGCCCTTATACTTCCAGTAGCCATCGTCCTGCTTGAGGAACTTGGACTCGAAGTATTGTAGCTTGTCTGATCCTACGGGGATGTTGTCGGGATCACTGGGGTCATTGTAATACTGAGCCCTGAATTGCCCCTTGTCGAGATACTTACCGCGCTTCTTGGAAAGGGTGGCTATATCAAAACCAAACCACTTACCGTCCTTGCGCTGCTGTCTGGGCCACAGGAACTGGCCTGTGCCATCCCCCATGTCCTCTACCGGACGCTCGAATATCTCGTAAATCTGTTCTTCACCTACAGGCTCGCCATCCTCGTTGAACAGCGTCTCCTGCATTTCCATAATATCGTTGTACAGGTCCTTGGAATGGTAGCGCGTACCTACGACCCACTCTCTTGCGTCTGCACCCTCAATGGATGAGAGCAGTGAGTACTGGCTGGCTACCTTGTTCCTGCCCTCTACGGTCAATGCGTTCTCGGCAACTACAACGTCATCAAGTACAGCAATGTCGCAGTGCAGCCCTGTTAGAGAGGTTGTCAGGCCACCAGTGAAGATGGATGGGTCCCTGACGTTCTCTCTCTTGCGGAGGGGGTGGTCTAGGGCTATCTCGGAGTTAGTCCACTTAGCCCGCTTCCCTTCCTCTTTGTGGATGTGGTCCGGCCAATACCTGCGGTAGATGTCCGAATCCATAATACCTTTGATGAAGGTCAACTGCTTCTCTGCGAGGTTAGCAGTCGCTGAAATATAGAGGACTCGTAGCGTAGGGTCCTTCGTCAGTTCCCAAGCGACACGATACGCTACGAGCCTTGATTTACCGTGATCCCGTGGGAACAACAGCAATTGGAAATTCTTTGCGTCTGGTCGTGTCCACCATGACAGAACTTCTTTGTGGCAGTTGCCTAGCACTTGTGTAGGTGCTACTAGCGATATGAAGAACTCTAGGTCGTTCTCAGCCGCCTGTCTGATTTCTTCAATACTTGCCATA